TTTTTTGTTCTGTTCTGGGCGGTGAAATCCCAATCCACCAATTTGGATAGGCAGAAAGAGATTGTACAATCCTGAATGGGTCATTTTATTGATTTTTTCTTTGTGAAGACGAAGGTAGTCGGCAAAGGCCTGAATTTCATCAGCGCACCCCGGTTTCATCTCGTTCCATACCGAAGCAAGATCATAGGCAACGCTGTCGCCCAAACCCGTCGATAATCTCGCAATCTTCCCGGAACCAGCCCTCAGTAGGAGACCAGTGTTAAAATAGGGATCAAAAGTCCAGGTTTTAGTGGCCCAATTGTAGTACCATTGCATCGAATTAACGGTGGCAATACTACGATGAACCAAACACTTACCAGGACTGAGTTGAAAACCCATTTCGGCACAGGCTTCTTTCCAAAAAGCATAAATCCGAGCATTACAAGGGAACAGAGAGTCATCTCCGTTTATGAGTGCGCAGATGTCATCAAGACGCATCCTGCGACCCGAACCAATCGAAGCCCAAAATCGGTTAAAAGCAGCAACATAGCAAATGAGATTCGCTATGCACAGGACGGGAAAACTGAGGGTTGATCCCATCAGTTGTCCATTCGTCTGTTTGAAAGGCTTTATACCGAACTTCGGAGGGTAATGAATGTTCTGTTCCATCAAAACCGACCGACAAACTTCGTCAAGGTCCTTATCCATCTTCACAGCATTTGTGAATGATTCCCATATCGCTTTTGTCGCATGAGAGGACAGGTTATCCGTAGCCCCACTGTAGTCACCAGAGACAAAGAAGACCTCACCACCACCAGTCGCTTCCCGATTGAGAAGCCACTGAGTAGTAGGATGGTTGGTTAACCATTCAAGGTCACTCTTCTCCAGAGGACGTCCAATGAGCGAGAAGCACTGAATTCTCTTGAGGGTACCATGCAACAACTTTTGCACCGGCATACTCACGGAATACGTGAGCGCGCAGCCTTTCGTAATCGTCCGTACCTTTAACGGTTCCAGAATTCCAGCAACCATTACTCTATCGTCCGGAAAAGCTCGGGCAAGGTCCAAAAGACGTCGATAAGACATCTCCCGAACCCCGACCTTATCTCTCGGATTAAGTCCATAACAATCTCTCACTATGAACGTTGACGAGTAACGATCCTCTCCTTCCAGTTCCGAAATCGGATGGTGGGCCATGTAGATCTCTGGGCTTATGCCAGCAACAATCTCAGGCACCGTGATATACGGGCTACGACTTCGCTGAGTCGAGTCCAATTGCTCCGGATAGAAGTAACTCTTCATAACCTCTGCAGCAGTCCCCCCCTCCTTTCGTCCTCGCTCCCAGCACGCATTGTGTGAGAGTTCGAAGTCGACGGTCAGAGGTAACTTAAGTTTCTTCTTACGAAAAAAGAAGTCGGTCCAGCTAGATAAACTAGCCTTCATATCATCTTTGATCTCAGAAGGTACAGTCTGCAGAGCCAACTTATGTTTCTCATAGGTTGCTCTGATATCTACTTCATCCATTGCAGCGCAGCCTCGCTTTGTTTGAAACCACGAATAGAAGAAACGACGAGCACTACGTTGACTTGTGCATAATACACGGTGTGAAAACCACCTTCCCAGTTGACCACCAAAAAGACGCCATGAAGTTCCAGAAAGGAAATCAGGTCTCTTCGGAGGACTAGTTAGGTAACCAACAAACCGCGCATGAGCTGCAACAGTGTAGTACTTTATCGCCTCGACCACTCGGTCGCAAGGCC